GCAATAATTAATTTTAGTACTGGCCCTAGTTTTGCTCAAACTCTTATTTTAGATGAGGGTAAATTAGACGTAAACATTCTGGGAGATGCCACAGCTGTAATTGTGGATGTATCTAATCAGATTAATCGTATTGAAACTAACAGAGGCCGTACTGCACTTAGCGATCAATTCCAAACTGGCTCTATGACCTTACGCATAATAGATCAAAATGGCGATTTTAATCCACAAAATGTATCTGGGCCTTATTATGATTTATTAACACCCATGAAGAAAGTACAGATTACCGCTACTTATGGTTCAGTAACTTATCCAATATTTTCAGGATTTATTACAAGTTATGTTACAACCTACCCAGATGAGTCAGGCGAGGATTTAGCCATGACTACTATTCAAGCTGTAGATGCTTTTAGGTTAGCCCAATTAGCACAAATATCTACAGTTACTGGCGCTACCGCAGGGCAATTATCTGGCACTAGAGTTAATAAGATATTAGATGAAATTGATTGGCCAGCATCACAGCGAGATATTGATGCAGGTTTAACTACATTGCAAGCAGATCCAGGCACAAATCGAACAGCACTACAAGCTTTGTTTACAGTGTCAGAATCAGAGTATGGCGCTATTTATGTGGATGCCGATAATAACTTTGTATTCCAAGACCGAGGCGTTACCGCTGGATCTATTGGTGGCACACCTACAGTCTTTGCAGATGATGGATCAGGCATAGATTACTTTGATGCTACCTGGATATTAAATGACGTACTGGTATTTAACAAAGCTACAATTACTAGAGCTGGTGGCAGCCCACAAGTAGCCCTAAATCAAGCCAGCATAGATAAATACTTTTTGCATAGTTACTTTTTAGATAACCTACTTATGGAATCAGATGCTGTAGCCCTGGATTATGCCCAGGCTTATGTGGCTTCTAGGCAAGAAACCTCAATACGTGTAGATGCCATAGTCCTGGATCTGTATACCGATAACTACAACTCAGGCATATTGGCAGCTTTAGGCCTGGATTTTTTCGATCCAATTACAGTCAAGACTACCCAGCCAGGTGGATCGCTGTTAGAAAAGACTTTACAAATTTTTGGGGTTCGAATGATGATTACCCCGAATAGTTGGAAAACTACGTTCACGACACTAGAGCCAGTCATAGATGCATTTATCCTAAATAATAGCATTTATGGTACTTTGGGCTATAATGTCCTAAGTTACTAAGGAGTAAAGATGGCAGCTGGTTTAGGGTTTAAGGATTTTACTACAGGCGAGGTATTGACCGCAGCCGACGTAGATGGCTATTTAATGCAAGGCGTGTGGGTGTTTGCTAGTGCCGCAGCTAGAGATGCAGCCGTTACATCACCACAAGAAGGTAACTTTGCTTATCTAAAAGATACAAACGTAACTACTTATTACACTGGCAGTGCTTGGGCTAATTTAGATACTACTGGCATGACTAACCCAATGACCACTACGGGCGATACTATTTATTCATCAAGTGGATCTACACCAGCTAGACTCGGCATTGGTAGCACTGGGCAAGTCCTCACAGTGGCAGGCGGTTTGCCAAGTTGGGCTACACCTGCTGGTGGCGGTTCAAACTTTACATTACTGAACGCAGGTGGAACGTCTCTATCTGGTTCGTCAAACGTAACAGTTTCAGGAATAAGTGGTGCAGATAAAATTTATGTAGTTTTTAGAGCAGTAAGTATGGGTAGCGCAACAGGTTGCACAATTAGATTTAATTCAGACACTACAAATGTTTATTATCAGGCAGGCATGGGTTTAAGTGTTGGTGCTTCATATAGTGCCGCAGATTTAGTAGAAACACTTGGTGGATTGACAGGTTCAAATGGTGGATTTACTTTTGGCAGTATTGGTAGCACAGCGGGTGAAATCAATGGTGCTTGCTATCTAAATGGTGGTAATAGTTCAGGAATAAAGCCTGTTCAAGTTGTATCTGGTGCTTATTACACAAGTGGAACAGCATCAAGCAGAATTGCTTTTGGTAATTTTCAAAGCACAAGCACTATATCTTCAGTAAGTATTGTAACTGCTGGAAGTTTTGATTCTGGCACAATGTTTGTTTACACAAGCGCATAAGGAGTAATGATGAAAATAACAGAAAAAGAATTTAACGCATTAACTGGTGAGGAAACTATTACAGAGCGTGAGGAAACTGCTGCTGAAATAAAGGCAAGAGAAAAATTAGAGGCAGATTACGCATTACGGCAAGCCGAAGCCGAATCAAAAGAAGCAGCACGTCAAGCAGTTTTAGACCGCCTTGGTTTAACTGCCGATGAAGCAAAATTGTTACTTGGCTAATGAAGCCTAAATTATGTGCAGCTGGGGTGCAGTTAAGAGATCAGGTTGATACCTGGTATCCAGATCGCCGCACTACCAGTGATGGGTGGATTGGTGATGCTCGTCATTCCACCACCAGATCGGATCATAATCCAGACAAATCTGGGATCGTCCGAGCCATTGATATTGATTCTCGTTTGGATTCATCCAAGCAGCTCTCGATATATTTGGCTGACCAGATCAGAATCTGTGCTAAAACCGATAAGCGCATATCTTACGTAATCCATAATGGCTTTATTGCATCAAAAAGGTTTGGATTTAAGTGGCGGCGCTATAGAGGTATAAACCCTCATAAGTCACACATACATTGTTCATTTACTAAAACAGGCGATACAGATTCTAAGCCGTTTGATATACCACTACTAGGGGGCAAAATATGAAGATAACCAAGAAGCAAAAAGCAATACTAAAATCCTATGCACGTTCGGTATTAGTATCTTTTTTAACATTTTTAGCAAGCAATGAATTAGGTTTAGATCCAGCATTGTCTGTAGTAGTTGCAGCATTGGCTGGTCCAGCAGCTAGGGCTTTAGACAAATCCGATACGGCTTATGGCCTCGGTGCAGATGCGAAATGACAGTGGGAGATTGGGCTGGCTTTGGCGCTGGCGTTATCGCCGTGCTATCAGGCGGTCTCATAGGGCTTCGCTTTTTAGTTAAAGGCTGGCTTAATGAGCTTCGCCCAAATAGTGGCAGCTCGATAAAAGATGCTGTTGATAGGATTGACGAAAGAAGTTCTCGATTAGAACAGCGTGTTGATGAGCTGTTCATTATCATAAGTAAGTCATAATTTCAACATGGCTACTAAACGCAAACCAAAGAAGATGGTGCGTAAGCGCAGGACTACTAAAGAGCCTGTCTTAACTAAGTTAGATTACTGGGCTATTGCAGCCAATGAGGTATATAAGGCTTGCCGTAAAAATGGCATGGATGAATCTACGGCTTTAGCCTTTGCTATGGATCGTACAAGTTATCCTGATTGGATAGTTGATACTACAGATCCTATAAGAGATCCCTTAGATGATTACGAGGAAGACGATTAAAAAAATTGCGTTCGTTTCAGATCTGCAAGTTCCTTTTTTTAATGAAAAATCTGTAAAATCAGTAGGCCGTTTTCTCGCTAAATGGAATCCACATAGAACTATCTGCATTGGTGATGAGATTGATCTACCACAGCTAGGTGGTTTTAATGCTGGCACCATTGACGAGATGGTCGGCAATATAAACGACGATAGAAAACAAACACAAGAAGTCCTAACATACTTAGGCGTAACAGATGTACTAGGAAGCAATCATGGAATCAGACTTTATCGATCAATCAAAAAACGACTACCATCATTCCTCAATTTACCAGAAATGCAGTATGAGCGTTTTATGGGATATGACAAGCTCGGAATCAAGTTCAGTCCTTTCGGGCTTGACTGGGCGCCAGGCTGGACAGCCGTTCATGGAGATGCTTTCCCTCTTAGCCAAGTACCTGGGCAAACAGCCTTAAATGGGGCTAGAAGGCTCGGTAAGAGCGTGGTCTGTGGTCACACCCATAGACTAGGGGTATCGGCCTTTACAGAGGCATCTAGAGGCCAATTAGGGCGTACTGTATGGGGCGTAGAAGTCGGAAATCTCGTTGATTTAAGCAGTTCAGGCATGGCGTATACAAGGGGCTATGCTAACTGGCAGCAAGGCTTTGCCGTTGCCTACGTGCATGAGCGTAAGGTTCAGGTAATAACTATACCTATCAATGCAGACGGCAGTTTCATATTTGAGGGCAAACTTTACAAATAACGTTATCAAATCGTTATCAAAAATAGGCCTTAAATCATCCACAAAGTCATACACAAGTGTCACACTATTTCCATGCCACAAATCGTGTGCATAGAAAGTAGGGCTACAAATGAATAACATATGGCTAGAAGCTAGACAGGATGGTCTGATATTTTTTATGATCATGTTAGGTCTAGCAGTGTTGGTACTGGCTTATTGGAAGATACAAAGTAGAGCGTTTGATCGTGGCTACTGGGTTGGTAGATCAGCTGGTTGGAAAGCATCTATTGAGCATAATCAGAAGATCGAGAAACTAAGATCTAGGGCAGTATTTGATTATGACAAACACTGAGAAACTGTTTGCAGATGCAGTCGCACTTATACACGAAAGAGGGATGCATTACGGCCACCCAGCAATCCAGATGGATCGAATTGCCAAGTTATGGTCTGCGTATCTCAATTTTCCGATCACATCAAATCAAGTGGCAGGCTGTATGGCATTGCTCAAAATCAGTCGAAGCGTGGAAAGTCCAGAGCTTGACGATCACTACAAAGACGCACTTGCGTATATTGCCATATCAAAAACCTGCCATGAATACATGCAGGATAAAGATTTTGAATGGGAGCACTAATAATGGCGTTTGATCTTAGCAATTACGAAACGGTAGAAGAAAGATTAGAAAAGTGGTGGAAGGATAACGAAGATGGGGCAATTCAAACTGAGCTTATCAATAGGCCAAATGCTAATCCAGATGAATTTGTGTTTGTGGCTCGCTTATACAGAACTACAGCTGATGCGATTCCAGTTGCGACTGGTTGGGCATCGGAAATACGCACTGGTTCGAGCTTTAATAAGTTTGCTTGCGAACTTGCAGAAAGCAGCGCAATTGGTAGGGCTTTGGCAAATTACATCTATTCGAAAAAAGGTGCAAGACCTAGCCGAACAGAGATGCAACGAGTTGCTAATACTTCAAGTGGAGCAGTTTTTGCAGTCGAAAACAAATTAGAAGACCCAATGCAATGGGGCGAATCTGATTGGACTACAGCTGTGCCAGAAGCACCTAATCCACCACCAGATTGCTGTGCTAAGGGTATGGCGCTTAAACAAGGCGTAAGTAAGACAACCAAAAAACCATATTATGGTTATACCTGTTTAGATAACATTAAAGAGCATAACGTGTGGGCTAAACAAACCAGTACTGGCGCTTGGTATTTCCCGAAGGATAAGGAGTAATCGTGGGCTATATTGCTTTCATAAACGGACGTGGTGTCCACGTTGTCATGGATGATAATGGGGTGCATTTAGAGCAATCTGTTATTAAATGTGAAGTTTGTGATGATGACCGAGTGTTTAAGGATGGCACATGCTTTAGATGCCATGAGCTGATCAATCGTGACTAAGTTCAAATGTAACGGCTGCAAACGCCCTACAGAGTTTCTGTGGCTTGACAGCATTGATGTGGGTGAAGGTCACAAAGCCTACCAATGTATGAGCTGCGGCTGTACTGGGGTAAAGAATGTGGCCGAAGCTTTGGATGTGCCTGATTCAGACATATCCAGATGTGATAAGTGTGGTATGTGGAAGTTCATATCCGTGGTATGCCACACTTGCCAGTTGATTGGAGCAAAGTAATGCCTACTTATGAGTTTAGCTGTAATGAGTGCGGCACCTTTGGTTCTACCTTTAGATCATTTACTGAGGATGTGCCTACTATGGATTGTCCTAAATGCCATACATTAATGACTAGACTGTATTCAGCACCAGGTTTAGTATTTAAGGGTAAGGGTTGGGGTAGCAAGCCATGATTAAACCTTTTAGCTTAGAGTTATACGCTGACAATGATAACGCTAAAGAATTGGTAATTAAGTGGCTGGAAAGTAAGGGCTGCACTGCCTGGGTAAATCCTGACCAATACGGCATAGATCTACTGTTTAAGAATCCAGAGGGTGATTATTACAGTTGTGAGGTAGAGGTTAAACATAATTGGAAAGGTCCTAATTTCCCATTTAAGACTATGCACATACCAGCTCGTAAATTAAAGTTTGCGACAGATAATGCCATCTTTGTCGTATTAAACAGTGAGCGCACACATTTAATAATGTTGCATGGTGAAGATCTACGCAAAGCACCTATTGTGCGTAAGGATACGATTTACACAGAGGGTGAATACTTTGTAGAGATTGAGGTAAACAATGAATGAGGCTGGTTATGATCAAACATGGCAAGAAGGTGATGATTTTAGAATTTACACATTGGTTAAAATTCTTGCGTAATTTGACAACGTATGATACCCTAAAAAAGCGTTCGATCTTAAATCGAAAAGCTGAGTCGCCAGCGGCTAGACTCGGAAGGCGCAGAGTTTGGGCGACCTCTTTGCTAATTGCATTTAGCCTTTGCTTTTCAAAAGATTATTCCGTTGCAGCTGACAAACCTATGCATTACAAACAATATGCATTTATACAGTTAAATCATTCATTCACAGAGTTCTATTGTTTAGATGAGTTATATCATAAAGAAAGTAGATGGAATCCTAAAGCTAAGAATGGTAGTCATTACGGCATACCACAAGGTAGATCTAAATACTTGGCTAAGGTAGATGGATATAAGCAGGTAGAGTGGGGTATTGCATATAACATGAATCGCTATGGTTCAATGTGTAAAGCATTAGATCATTTCAAACGTAAGGGATGGCATTGAGCGAACGTGCGTTAGGTAGTGGTAAGTGGAAGAAGCTACGCATTACAGTACTTGATCGTGATGGTTGGATCTGTGCTATATGTGGTGGTGTAGCTGACACTGTTGATCATATATATCCACGTGTAAAAGGCGGCGATATGTGGGCATTAGATAACTTACAAAGCCTGTGCAAAAAGGACAATAGCCGTAAAGGAGGTCGTTTTTTTAGCCACAAGGCGACCCCCCCTGTCTTTTT